AATGGAGATTCTATCGATCTTTGTAAAAGAGGTGCAACCCACTTTCCATCAATCAATTTAAACGCTCTTTTTAAAAATTGCAAGTTTTCAAACTGTGTAAACGGTTGTTCAATTCCGTCTTTAGATCCTGGGGTGATTTTGTGTCCCACTTTTTCTAACACGGTTTTAGCTGTCATATAGTTATATTTATCTGCATAAATATCACTAACACTTTCAATCTTATCATCGCCAAAACTGACAATGTTGACATTCTCTCTAAATAATTGAATGTCTGAGTTATCTACTGCTTTTATCCATACATAAAATGATAGGATGTCGTTTGCAATACAATTAACAATAGTTGTTAAAAATTCTCCGCTTTTATTTCCTCGTTTGGTTTTATATACGGTATCATAATCTACAACATATGTTTGTATGCTCTCTTCAGCTAAGATAGCTCGCGCGTCGTCCCATTCATCTGGAGCGACTAATTGAATTACACGTCTTATGATGTTAAAGACTGTGGTCATCAATTCTCCATGTAGATATTTATCATAATTTTCGAAATCTACATCGAAAAAATTAGGATGTTGTCGCATTTTATCTGCAATAACATTCCAATCTGTTGTGTGAGGATCAGTACCAACTGCATGGTTCATATCAACAAAGCGAGACATAAATGTCTCCTTGAAGTTTCCGAACAGTGCAGAATCGCATACAATTTTATCAACTGGTATACAATGATACACTCTCACTTTTCCTATTGGAACACATTTCTTTTTAACAAGTGCATCTTTGATCTTAGAATTACTGAAACTTATTAATCTCCTGCTATTTTTCGCTTCTTGGAGTTTAAATTCTACCCGCTTCTTCAGTCTTTGACCACTCGTTTCATTGAATGTTAACTGTCCCGTAACAGGATTGACATTAAGATAATCGCTCTTCTTCATATCTTGCGTCAATGTCCACGGTAAACCCGCGGATTTGTTTGTTGAAATGGAACTAACAAAGATATTATCTTTTCCTCCATTCAATGCTTCATCAAGAAGAACTTCCATATCACTCGTTGTTACAGCAATATTATTCATCTTTGTAGCATATTCTTTCGTGAACTGATCTTCGATCTTCTTCAAAGTACACAAATCCATTTCTGGTAATGTACAACACATCTTCGAATTCTGCTCCATCAATAATGACGGCTGACCTTCTTGATTTTCCATTATTTTCGCTGTAATCCGGGGATCACTAGCTACCAACGGTGACGGTTCCATCTGCATTTCAAACTGTTCACTCCATGGGCTTTCATGCCAATGTGATAGAGTTCCCTTGAAAACTGGAGGACTAGCTCTTATCAATCTTCCAACGAATTCCACTTCATCTCCAAACGGTAAATCTTTCGGAGTTCCTCCCACAATCAACTTTTCCCACGGATCTGATTCTGCACATTCATTTATCGCTTCAACGATATCTTCCTGAATAAGATAAGTTCCATACCAGCATTTATCACTACCTGCTGAAAAGAAACCAAGCACCTTATTGTTCCATCGATCTGAGATATTTGTTATAACACCTCCGCAATCTCCGGGACCACTCAACTTTCCGTGCTGTGAAACTCGATCTATCACTATATAATGACTAGATTTTGCATGTCCTTTTCCGACTAGATCATAAGTGTGAATCCCATTATCCTTCGCATAACCAGGAATATCTACCGCTTGTTTTGGTAAATACACCATGACTCCACATCCTTTGATAACAAGATCGAATGTTTTTTGATCATATAAATGAGACCGTATGTCAGGAAAAACCTTTTTCACAGTCGCCATTCTTATCATTCTACACTTCGCTCCAATATGAAGAATCGCTTCATCTCTTGATAGAATCTTCGCAACCGCTTTATCTCGTAAAACATCTACTGTGTGCACCTTAGCTAACTGATAATCACCAGTATCCGGTGTATAAGTATTTCTATGCCAAAATCGAACAATCTGCCCAATCTTCGCACAATGCTCATTGAAATAAATGTGATTGCCACTTGCTAGACCCATCGATCTATCTCCAATCTTTGAACCATCCAACTCTTCCGGCGCCACAACAGATATTAAGACCATGTGTCGTCTTTTGACAAGCTGATGCTCATCCAAACCTGCTTTCTCACCATGCTCAAGAATCTC